CTTTTCAGTCTTGTCAACCAGCCAGTCGAGGTCAGTCTTATCGTCATACGATAAAGAATCAATCATATCATTGATTTGCTTGTATTGCTCCTCATTGATATTAGATTTCTCATCGATAGACACCTTCAATGCACCCTTGGTAGGGATACTATTGTAACTGTCTACGTACTGAGCGACCTCGACAAATACAGTCTGGTGTGACTGCTGGTCGAAATAATCATTTTGGAGAAACGGCAGAACCTTTCGTGCATATTCATCATTACTAATAAGTCCCGCTAAGATTGTTTCTTCGATCATTCCTCTTTTAGCTCCTCTAACAATTGCTGTATTTCGATTAGTTTTTCAACTAGTGCTTTGGTGTAATCAACGTCTTGGACACTAGCTGTGTCCAATTCAATTTCAAGCTTCAGTTTCACTTTCAACTTCCTCAATCTCATCGGAGATCAACGCACCGTTAGCCATACTGTATCGTTTACGAATAGCATCAGCTAAATCGGTTTTAGTCAACATCATCTTCCAGAAGTCACCGTTGACAGCAAACTCTTTCGCTCTCATAAGTTTATCTGAAAGTACCTCACCAGTACTTGGATTTACAGCCTCGTACCAGCCCACTTTAGGTTTATTGATATAACCTAACTTCTCACTAATATCAAGTAGTCCAGACCACTTACTTATGCCACCCTCAAAGGTAACTGTAATCGGGATCTTAGACTTCTCACGCACATG